TTAGTGAATACATTTGGAGATGTAGCGTCTACAACAAAGTTTGTAAGTCTATCTACTGTTTCGTCTTGAACATACCATCCATACTTTGGGGTTATGATTGTATAGTCGTTACCATTCCAAATATAAAACTTTCCGATATCATTTTCATTTTCTTTAATAAGATAGGCATATCCAACTACGGACTGTTCTGGAAGAAGAGACACGCTTGTATATACTTCTGCAAAAACAAAGTTTGGTCTCCATTCATCTGGAACAATTAGACCATATGCTATTTCAACGTATCCATCACTTTTAATAATTGGGGTTCCATCTACCCTTGTTATTGCTGGATTAAAAGAAATAACATTTTCCCAATTCCCATCTTTTAAAAATTGGATCTTCCATCGTGAAGGAGTTTTTTGATTTAGTTCTCCAAAGAATGGGTCTGCAAATGCTCCAGTTGGTGATGAGAATGGTCCTAGGTTTTCTGTTCCAGTATGGGTTTGCATTTTAACTACAACTCTATTTGTTGGAATCTTTTCCTTATAAACAACAAAAGGGCAAGCATCCTCTATAGAGTTCTGAGATCCTCTTACCTTTGATGCGATACCATATTCAGACCAAGTTTCAACAGTGCCTAGTTTTTGTTTTCCATCTTTATCTGTAAATATTTGAGATGGACCGTATGAGACTGTGTTGTCATTATAGGTATACTTATATGTTCCTTCACCTCTGTACGATGTCCAATATTTAAACTTATCGTTTTTATCTGGCATGTAGTATCTTGGTCTATCTGCCATAAAAAGATTTGGGTGATGAAGTTTTCCATTTTCAAAAAATACTGCTTTATTGATTCCAGATCTTGGTCTAAATTGATTAAAGCACTCCTCCAAAGAATAGAGAGTCTTTAGTTTTTCTTTCTTTGTTAAAAATGTTGTTGGGATATCACCATTGTCGAATGTTCCATCTACAAGAGTGTCTGCATCGGTTGCTCCTGTATAAAAATTTCCATCATCATTAATATCAAAACTTGTTGGAAGCGAAGAATAAAGAGAAGAAGCATCTGTCGGTCTATACCTATAGTTTCCAATATGTTTTATATTGGTTGGTATATTCATATTCCATTCTGCTATTATTATTGACTTGTTTCGTACCGTGGACGAAGTCTCTAAAAAATTTTGCAGGTCTTTGTCTTCAAACATTATACTTCTTCCAGTGTTACTGAGACATTCCAGAAATCAAACTTGGTTCCTCGTTTTTCAACAGAGTATGAAAAATCACTAATAAACATCTCTATAAGTTGATTATACTGCTGAAGGTGGTCATATGGCTCAGGCGTTCCTTTAAAAATACCTTTTCTATCATATGCAAGAAACACCCAAAAAGATCCTTTGTGTGCGTCATACCATTCAAGCATGTCTGCTCCGCCTGCTCCTCCATCTGATGTATAAGACTTATGTGGAGATACTCCAGTTACTGCATCAAATGTTGGAATATTTGCATGAGACCTAGATGGAATCATATCCCAACTTGTGCTTAATGTTATCTTGTCTGCAATGTGATACGATCTCATACGACCATTAATCATTCTTTCACGCTTTTCAATTCTTTCTTCTGAGAACTCAAGAGGCTGTCTATTGTCATCAGTAATAAGTAGGAACTGGTCTAGCAATGTTTCGTCTTCAACACTTTCGGGGTCCACGCCAATTTCATAACCGTTAGGAACATACAAACCATTTTTAAGGGTTCCAGTGTTTTCAGACCAAAGCATACCACTTGGTCTGTGGTATTTTTTACGACCCTGGATATAGGTTACCCTAGGATCTATCTCTCCTTCATCGACCATTTAATGAAACCCCCCTAATTCTTCTATCGTCAACTCTCTTTATGGTTGACATTACTGCTTGTGCAATATCATTTGGATTTGCATCTGTCTTAGCATTAACAGTTAAGGCATATGTATTATTATACACTGCCCCGCCAGTTGTCTGACCATTATTGATTGCTCTCATTGTATCTACGCCGTGAGAATCAACTGCATACTTACTCATTACAAATTCGCCTGGAGTTAACATTGCTGGAACTGTATCAGTACCTCGTGCAAACCCTCCCATTGAGAAGTGCTTTATTATCCCTCCCATTGATTTATATTGAGGTGGAATAAATGTGCTTCCGTTATAAACACCAGTTCCTGGCACAAGTGTTTTAGGAGTACCCATAACCTTTTTTGATGCATTAATAACTGCAGCATCTTTTGCTGCTAAAGAAGCGCCAAAGTCAGTTGGGGTTATTTTTGCTTTTGCGATTGCTGCTACCTGTTTATCGTACTCATCTTTTTGTCTAACAAGAGTTATAGCATCAACAACTTTTCTATCTGCTGCTGCTAGTCCAGCACCAAAATCACTTGGTGTTGCTCCAGGAAGTTTAGACTTTGCAACCCAAGCATCGTATTCTGCTTTTGCCTTATCATAGTGTTGTGTAAATCCATTTTGAGGAATTCCTGTTCCTGCTGCTGCAGGTGGTGGAGTTGCTCCAGGACAATCTTGGTTTACTGGAATTTGTCTACCTAGTGAAGGACAGTACTTAAGTTCCTTTTTTTCTGGAACTGAACCGTTGTTGACTGCTCCCATTCCAACGCACTCTTTGTCATAATTTTCTTCTAGAACATTGCGCCCTAACGTAACACAATACTTAAGTTTTGGAGGTTCTGCTCCATCAACTTTTTTACACTGACCATCGGCACCTCTAACTTCTCCTGTTGGGCAAGGAGGAAGATCGTCACTTGCTTTTATACAGTTTCCCTTACCATCATCAGTTGACCCAGGAGGACAAACTAGAGTTCCTGCAGGAATAATTGGTCCTGGCTTAGGTAATTTCAGTTTTTTGTATTCCTCTATTAATTCATTTACAATTTTTTCAGCCTGAGTCATTAGGTCCATAAACACTTCATTGCTTGTTCTTGCTATATCGATATCATTTTGCATTCTTTCCCAACGTGCTCTTTCGATATCGATTGGCTTTATTGCCTCTCTTAAAGCAACTTCTTTTTGTCTAATTAGTTCTTGATCAAACTCTATCTTTTCTTCTTGTTGAAATACTAACTCTTGAAGCCTCTTAATTTCTGTTTCAACGTCTTGTCTGCTTTTTCCATCTTGTCTTACTTGTGACAATTCATATTCTCTAGATTGTTGTAGCGCTTCCTTTTCTTTTGTGACTGCATCTGCTGCTGCTTGGGCTCGCATCTCTTGAGCAGCCCTTGCTGCTGCTGCAATGTCTCCAGATGTTAATGCTTCAGCAAGAGTTAATTGTCCCTTTTGCTGAGCAGAAATAGCAGCATTTGCTTTTTCAACTTGATCTAATGCCTCAAGTCTTTCATCATACTTGTCATTAATTTTTTGCTCTTGTTTTTCAATTCCACGAAGAATTGCTTCTTGGTCATCAATGTTATATTGGTATCCAGCGACTAAGTCTTGCGCTGCATCAATTTTATCTTTTAGTCCTCTAGTCTCAAAATCAAAATCTAACTGAAGAGTTTTTTCTTTTACATCTGCTTTATCCATAGCAGCATTAAAGCCTTTATCAAATATGTCTTGCAGTCTGTCAATTCTTATTTGCTTTATTTGTACTTCAGTTTTTTTAACAACGATAGTCTTATTAAGTACTTTAAGAAACTCTTCAAAATACTTACTACCTGGCTTTATGCTTGATAGGTTAATCAAGATAGATTGTAACTCTGAACTATCATTTATAGTATCTTTTTGTTCCTGATTTAAAATAGAAGATAGTTCTGTCATTCTTTGAAGAAGTAATACTCTTTCGTCTAGATCAGTGTTTAATTGTTCAATGGTTTGAACTGCAACATAATTCTTTTTCTTTTTAGTTGCTTCATTCCAAGCATCAACAATTTTTTTAATTTGTGCATCAGATAAATTCTTATTTGCAATTGCTGCAGCAAAGGTTGCATCTGCAACTGCTTCTAGTGCAACAGAGCCTTCAACTCCTGCAGCCTTAAGTCTTGTCAATGCTGTGGTCTGATAACCAATCTGCTTAGACATTTTTTCTTGATCGCTAACAAACCTACCAAGACTAATAGATGCTATTGCATCTCCTATGCTTCTGGCATTGTCTTTAATCTTTTTAATGTTACCCTTTGCATCAAACTCAAAGAGAGACTTCTTTCTATCTTCGTATTCCTTTGGATCCATGCCAGTTATGAGATCAATTAGGTCTTCTCCTGCTCCCAGTGCTCTCATATCATTTTCAATACCGCTGAATATTTTAAGTGTCTTGCTGCCACCAAACATTTTGTTTAATGCTTTTTGTGATGCTCCCCAACCCTCTGTAACCTTAATTTGATTTTTTCTTACATCTCTCAGTTTCTTTACTAACTCATCTAAAGGAGAAGAGTCTATCTTTCCTGAACTGCTTGAAGTGTTTTTGCTTTTTGGTGGTGCAGGCTCTGCCTTTGAAGCCTCTGTTACTGCAAACACTGATGCTCTGTAGTAATCTCCTTCTGTTTTCCCAGGGTTTGCCTTAAGCCAGTTTTGAATTGCATCTTTATTATTTCCAGCCATGTTAACCATGGTAGTAAGTGTCTGCAAATAAACCTTCTGTTGATGGGGCGGCAAAGAATTAAAGTATTCTTGATCTGCCTTAAGAACTGCCATTTCTTCTGCACCTAAAATTTTTGTTGCAATCTCAAGATCAATCTTTCCCTTTTGACTATTAATCTCATCAATTGTTTTTTGAAGTGCTGCTGCTGCAGCGGGGTTCTTGTTATAGTAATCAAGGGCTACGCTAATATCTGGTATTGCAGCACCAAGTTGAGAAATTCTTTGAAATAGTTCAAGTTCTTTTTGTGCTTCTGGTGCAGTCTTTGTGGATATTCTAGCAACAAAATCTGTGGCTTGCTTTGGATCTTTAAACATTCCTACAACGCCCATCATCTGGTCTGCAAACTTTCCACCAAACTTTCCAATAATAGAGACAACTTTTTCAATTGCAGCCTTATCTTTTCCAAAAGTATCAAATATTTCAATCATCTGCATTGGATCAATTTGACCACTAGCAAGTTGCATTTTTAATGTATACTGCATTTCTTTAGATACACCAGAATCATTTATTTGTTGCTGTGCTAAAGGAACAACATCTTCTAGGGCTGTCCCCTTGTACTGTTTTGTAACAGCCTTATCTGCACCTGTCATAAGGGCTTTCTTTGTTGCACCATCTGCATTTTTATAGTTAGTCTGAATATTAGATACTAAAGTACCATTTTCGGTAAGCAGAGTATTTCTATTTTTAATATACTCATTTGTAAGTCTTTCTGCTTCTACCTGATCTCCAGAAGCCTTTGCAATTTGAAGTTTATTTTGATACTCTAGTTCTAAAGAGTCCATAAGTTCTTGCTGTTGCTGTAATGCAATTTTTTGCATTGCAACATTTGCACCAGAGGCTTCTCCAATTCTTATGTTTCTGTCTTTTCTTCCAAAAAGGTTTCCTGCTGCTGCTCCAAGACCTGCTCCAATTTTTGCTCCAAGTATTGCTCCTGCTGCTGCTCCTGGAGGACCTCCAAGTGCTCCCAAGATTCCTCCAGCAATTGCTCCACCTACTGATCCAATGCCTGCGCCTGCAACCATGTATCCACCAGTCTTTCCAACATCGCCAGCAGTCCATCCTCCAGCCTTCTTTGCTGCATCATTTGAAAGGTTCATTTTTTCTCTTGTATCTTGCAAAAGTTTTACTCTAACCCCTACTGGATCTTTAAGAATGTTTTCTCCATTTGGGCCAAGGATTTCATTTAATTTTCCATTTACTTCAATTCCAAATGAGTAATCTCCCATTTCTTGTGCAAGGTTTGAAACAATGCTTCTTGCTTGTGCTGCATCTAGTGCTCCTGATGCAACAGCAGTAGCCATTTGATTTACTATTTGTCCCTTTGCAGCATCTTTGCCCTGTGTCTTTACTGTTTCTCCAACATTCTTAGCCATTGCCTTACCATCTTCACCTGCCATAAATGACTGACCAAAAGTAGTCTTACCTGTTTTAATCTGGAATGGTGAGAAAGAGTCTTTTCTTCTTCTGTCCATAATCTCTCCTGCAGAAACTTTACCTGCAAAAGTAGAAAAAGTTTTCATTGCTTCAGACCCAGAACCCATTGCTTCTGTAAGTTTTAATGCTGCATCCTGTGCCTTATCAAAAACAATTCTCTGATAAGCGTACGCTGCTACAACTAGTCCAACTCCAACTGCTAATGCAGAAAACTTACTTTGAAGCATTGGAAGTATCATTGAAATACCCATAAGAGGCATCATTATTTTTGTTGCCATTTCTCCAACTGTTCCAGGAATCATTGATGCCATCATTGCAACTCCTGATGCAGCCATAGCACCACCAGTCAAACCCATTCCTGGGCTTTTACCTGCTGCTATTCTTGCAGATCTTTTTTCTTCTCTTCCCTGCAAATATTTTCCTATTCTTCCAGTTCTTTCTGCCACTTGAGGGGTTGGTTCTGGTCTAGATACCAAAGGCAAGGCGATTGCCCCTGCTGGAGTTTCTGGTCCAATTGGTGCTGGTCCTGCTGCTCTTGTTGCTCTTCTTAATCTTTTTTTGCTGACTATCTTAGTTTCTTCTGCTGAAGCATTTGCAATTGTTGTTCCAATTTTTTTACCAGCAGCCTCTGCTGTTGCAAGATTTGCAATTGCACCCTTTACATATGCATTGGTAAGTTCTGAAAGATTTTTTGCTGAGCCTGGCATAGAAACAACACTTGTTGCCATTGGAGCATCTGCTTCTCCAGGGATTGTAAACTTTCCAACTCTTCTTCTTTTAGAAGTTTTTGGCACATTGACAACTCGATTTCCTTTTTTAGGCTTGTCTATCATCTTTTTATCATCTGGACCAGCATCGGACTCAACGTTTGTAGGAAGTGTTTGCATTTTTGGCTTACTTAATTTCTTGGTCTTATCATTTTGAACCATCTCATCTGGCTTTACCGCAATTTTATTTTTAAGACCTTCAACTGGTGCAACAGCACGAGCATGAACACCTTTCCAGTCAGCAACAAGGCCTTCTTCAAGCCTTTTTATCATAGCCTTATAAACCTTTTTTTCATCTTTGTCTAAGTCAGGGAATTTTCTTATTGTTTCTTTAAGTTTAGGAAGGACTCTATTGATCTCGTCCTTCATTGCAGTCTGATACTCTTCTGGAGTCATATTTTTTACAATGTCAAGTGTTGACTCAGCAAAGAACTTTTTACGACCTGGAACCTTTAAGTTAGGATCAAGATTTTTTATTGCCTGCTCTTCCATTGAAGGAAGATTTAATATCTTCTTGCCATCTTTATCGAAATCGAAAGGAAAATCTCTTTCTCCAGAGGCAGTTGCAAATACTCCTGAAGTACCAACATCTGCAAGAATATTTCCAGAAATGTTTCCTCTTCCTAAATCCATATCTGCACGAAGTGCTGCTGCAACATTTTGTCGAATGTATTGATCTTTGTCAAACTTATTTTCCATATTATCTGGATTAAATTTTGCATCATATGCAGACTCAAGAGCGTACATTGTTTTACCAGTTGTTGGATCTTGAATTATTCTTAACTGCTGAACTGGTGCTTCTAATCCATGAACATCTCTTGCAATCTGCGTTGCTCTTTGTTCTGCACGGGCTGCCCTTAAGTCCATCATTGGCTTTACAAATACTTTTTTGCCATCGTGTGTTTCGTGCAGTCCTGAAAGATGCTTAGCACCAAGATTACTAAATCCAGTACCCTCGGAAATTTGCTTTGCATAGGTTGTGATTGTTTTTCCTTCTAATTCTGCTGGTGGCAATCCAAACAGTGCTCTCTCAACAGACTGACGAATTTTTTTAGTTGCTGTTCCTGCAATTTTGACACGACCAGAAGAACCATTTGCTCTTCCAGCAACAAACTTGCCGTTATCCTTAAGTTCACCATTATTTCTTGATGTTTTAAGTCTATATGGTGGATTTTCATCTGGTCGGTAGGTTTCTCCTACTTCAGGTCTACTATAGGCAATTATGTTATCGTTTGCATCTCTTCTAACAAATACTGGAGCATCTGGATAATTATCAACAAGCCTTTGTACCGCCCTAATAATTCCCTTTTGTTCAGTCTTCTTTACAGTCTCAAGAAGTTGTGCAGGAGTTGCTGGCTTGTCATCATAAACTATTCCTTTTGGTGTTCCGTGTGGACCAATGCCTGCAATAGCAAAGACTTTCATAACTGAATCAGAATATTTCTTATCCTGTACCAGGCTTCCTACTATACCTGACTTTAAATCTCCTACTCGTGAGGCCACTAAATCATCACCAATCTGGTGTGGCTTCTTGTTGCCATCTTTATCTAAATCTCTTGGAAGTAACTCTAAAGAACTGATAACCTCTCTACGAATCTTATCTGATACCTTTGATGCCTCTGTTCCAGTAAGGGATGGGTCTTTCTTCATAAGGTTTTCTGTCATTGTGCGAATGGCTCTTGGCTTTTTTATCTCTTCTATATATCTGTCTAGGTCTGCCTGATTTTTTCCTAAGTCTTCGTGTAGATCATCTGGTATATCAAACCCTAAACCACTATAGGCATTTCCTTTAGGTATTCCTCTTGATCTAAATTCATCTGCGTCTTTTTTAAATTCATCAGGAACGCTATCAAGATCTACAATTTCTTTTTTTGTTGCATGAGCGAACTCAAGTGTTTCATCACTATCTCCTGCATATTTAATTGGCATACCGACCTGTGTTGCTCCTGGCGTTCCACCATTAAAGCCCTGAAGTCTTCTATTAACCATTGCACTAATGATTGGCTTAAATCTAGGATCTTGTGCTACATCTGCTGGGATTACTGCTTCCCCTGGAGTAAGTACGGCAGGAACTGTATCTTGATTACCAGTTCCTGGAACTCTAGTTGTTCCAGTTGAATACTTTTCTTTTGCTTGGGTTGTACCTGGTTTACCGCCTCTGACTGGGCCTGTAAATCCTAACTGTGCAGCAATTGCATTTCTATATGCTGATGCCAAAGTATTTACTGCGGTTGCTTCAGATGTAAATGTTTGCTTAAGTCTTTGATGAACTTGATCTAGAGATGCTGCTACAGCAGATGCTTCAAGTTGTTGCTGACTTAGATATTCTGTTTGCTGTCCAAGTACTTGTGTTGAAGATCCTGCTTTTTGAAATCCTGATCTCATTGTGGTAAATAATTTAATTATATTTGCAACGCCATTTGCAAGCAAACCAAATGCCATTAGTGCAACAGGTCCTACTGCTCCAAGTGCAACTGTTAAAATTGTTAAGAACTTCTTGCTGCCCTCTCCAAGATTATTAAACTTGTCTAGTATCTTTCCTGCAAACTCAACGATTGGTGTTAATGCCTTTAAGAACTGCTCTCCTACTGGTGCAAGAGTAACCTTTAGGTCTTCAATAGATTTCTTAAACTTATATGTTGTTGTGTTTTCAATCTTTGACAATTCTCGCTCAGATAAGATTGCTAACTCTTCTGTAGTTGCTTTTGTAAGACCAAGTACTCTTGCTGCTTGAGTTCCTTCTGCTGTTACGTTTTGAAACAGTGTTGATAGTCTTGAGAACTGGAACTTACCAAATAGTTGTTCAATTGCACGAGCACGATTAAGAGGATCTAGTGTGTCTAGTGCATTTGCAAAGTCTATCACTGTTGACTTTACATCACCAGCATTTCCTTCTACAATACCCTTGATATTTACCCCAAGACCTGCTAGAAACTTTGATGCTTTTTCAGATGGGTTGATCAATGATGCAAGACCAGACTTGAGTGCGTTAGCACCTTCTGATGCGTTGATTCCACCTTCCTTCATTGCTGTTAGGAAGAATGCAAGGTCTTCTACATTTCCACCAAGTTGCTGAACAACTGGCCCTGCTTTTGGAATTGCAATTGTTAAATCTTCAATAGATACAACAGTCTGGTTTTCAACTGCGTTAAGGAAGTCAATCTTTTTTGCTAAGTCTTCTGTTGCAACACCAAATGCATTTGTTACAGAAATTGTAGTCTCTAATGCTTGTGCTTGTTCAACACCACCAAGAACAGCAAGGCGAGTTGCTTGTGCAACTTGTGCAGTTAAATCTGCACCCATCTTACCCATTGCAGCAGCGTCTGCTGCCATCTTCATTGTTTCTTCTACAGCAACACCATACTTTGTATATTCTTTTGCAAGTAGTTGAATCTGCTTAACCATTGCATTGGTCTCTTCTTGTGTTGTAAAGAGTTCTCCATAAACACGCTTAAACCTAATAGCCTGCTCTTCCATTGCCATGAATGTTTTTGCAGCCTGTGTTCCAAGCATTGCAAGTGGAATAGTAAAACCAACCATCAACTGACGGCCTGCCCACTGTGTATTCTTACCAAAGTTTAGAAGGTTAGTTGATCCTTGCTTTAATAGTTGATTAAGCAGTTGCTGTCTCTGTGCTGCTATTGCTGTTTGTGTTCCCAGATTTTTCATGTCTAGGGTAAGTGGTCTTACAGCAATTGCCTGCATTGCCCCATTTGCCCCACGGCCCAACTTAATATATTGGGTCTGAATATCCTTTACACGCTCTCGTGCTACTTTATTGAGTGTCTCAAATTCAGATCTAAACAATCTACCAAAAGTTTTTGTTGCTGCGCCAGTATATCTAAAATATTCTCTAGAGGTTAGTTTGTTTTTTTCTAATGCTTCAGTAAATGACTCTGTACTTGTAGTTACTGTTCTCATAGATGCCTGGAACTGTCCAGTAGCATTTATGCTGTTCATCAAGTTTTGTGCTTGATTTGCTGCTACCGCTGCTGCTGCGGTACCAGACTTTGCCATTTGTGTATGGAAGGCTGATATTTGACGTTGTAGAAGTTTTAGACTTGCTAAAGCATCGGACGTATCAATATTTACATGAATATTGGATTGTACATCAGCCATCCATTAACACCTCTTTATTTAATTATTTACAAGATTGCCAAGTAGGGAAGCGTCTGAAAGTCTAATTCCAGATGCCTCTTCAACGATCTTGTATACTGTTGGAAGATCTAGATTTTCTTCTAGGGCTTCCTTGTCTTCTGCCAACTCTGGCTTGTATTGTTGCATTGCAATTTGAACACAGTCAATAAGCAAATCCATTGACTTTTCGTTATCTTCTGCTACCTTTGCTATATCTTCAAACTTCTTCATAAATGGACGAAGTAGTGATATCTTTAATGGTCTTACCTTGATCTTTGTACCGTCGATTAGCGTTACTGTCTTTTCTTCAGTGGCGGTTGCCATTTATTCCTCCTTATAAGGTTTAGTCAATTATACCATAGCGCAAGCCTATTTTTTATGATTAATATGACTCATAGTCTAAGCCCATGCCAATTCCAAATCCTGCTCTTTCAGCATTTTTTCCCTGTAAGGCAAGAATATCGTTTCCATCAGTTGCTGCACCTTTGCTAAAAACCCTAGCCTTCATGTCTTCCCAGGCATTACTATTTCCAGAATTTTTATCCAGGTCCACACCCTGCATAGCAGCAGCAAATTTTTTATCGCTATAGTCTAACTCTCTTTTAATTTTTATTGTTGCAGTCAACTCTGGCATAGATAAAGATTGCTCCAACTCTTCATAGTCTTTCCATATTCCAATCAGAAATGCTTCTGACTCTAGTTTTGCTAAATCTAATGTCTCCCAGGATGATCCGCTATCGACTGCTTGAGATTTTACTGTATCTTCAGACTTTTCGTTAATCTTAATTCCTGCTGCAATATCTATTACTTTATAGATAGTGGGTAAATCTAAATTATCTTCTAGGTCTTCTACCGTTTTAATCTGTGGAGCATATTGTTTCATTGCTACCAAAGCGCAGTCCACTAATACTGATATTGATTCATCATCAGTCTTTGCTTCTTTAATTGTTTCAAATATTTCTAAAAATTCTCTAAGATACTTTATTTTAAGTGGGGATGCAACAAGATTAGTACCGTCTACAAGACTAAACTCTTTTTTATCATAAATACTTGTTGCCATTATATAAGTATACCAAACAGAAAGGCCCAACCCCGAAGGATTGAGCCTCTCGTATATTAAGTTGTATTATGCTGCTGTTAATGAGCGGTCTACGATCTTACCGTATGATGCGTCATCGTTTGGAAGTAGACGGAATGATACTTCAAACATTGAAGCCTCATCACGCTTTGCTGATACTGTAACATTCTCAATTGAGAGTGCACGGTATGCAACATAGATTCTTTCCTTTGGTGTTGCTGAAGAACCAGATCCTGGCCCTACTGCTACAAGGCCACGCTCTAGTGGAACGTCGCCAATATCTCCAGCAGACATGTTAAGAGTTGTTGCTCCTGATACTGTTGCTAGATCTGAGTCGTCTGCTGCAATTGCAACTAAAAGATTTTCTAGTGTTGCCTCTGCGAATGCAGTGTTTAGATTAACTGTCATACCTTGCTTGAATAAACGAGCAACGTCTAGAAGTTGATCTACTGCTACTTCACCAAAATCAGGTTGGAAAGCGAGTTCCAAACCATTTGATGTGTAACCTACGTTTGTGTATGCATTGTCTGAAGACAATGTTTCCTTTATTGAAGTTGTTGACTGGTCAAAATCTGGAAGATCCAATGCTGCTTGTGCATCGGTAATCTTTCCTAGGTTTGCTCCAGATGTAACGTATCCAATTGGGCCTGCATCATGCGTAAATAGTGCTGCTGCACCTACGATGATGTTACTACTTGAACCACGGCTATATGCCATATTTCTCACCTCTTTCATTTTATTAAAAGGGGGTTGTTTCCTCGTTTCAATTATAACACCTTTTTATGATGGGCTATTTAAGTCTGGATATACGGCATGCCAGTCATAGTCTATAATCATTTTATTCCCCGCATAAGTACGGGCTGTTCCAAAATCAATAATATCCCTAGTCTCTTCTAACTGATATATCTTAAAGTTATGAAAGTATGGTACATAAAATGTTCCATGCCCAGGAATTGTAGCAATGGGTCTATCTGTTGATGGCTCTTGAGAAATGTCTAGAGTAGACAGTATCCATGCGTTTATATCTTCTGCTGACTCATCTCCACGATCAAGTAGATCTTGAATTTTTTGAGTTATTCTAATCAGGTTAGGAACGGCATTTTCTTCTAAGGCATTAAAGTAATAAAGTAGTTGCTCACACTTAATATGTGGGAATGGCATTCTTCTCATCTTAAACATTCTGTCATATATTGCAGCATTGCCATTAAATAAAAATGTTGTACCTTCTGTCAACTCATTTATAGTAAAACCTTGTGCCAACGAAGCCATGTCTGTTGGCACTGTTGGAAACATTGGTATTGCACCAAAGTCTGGTCCAAGTTTTTGTTGTAGAAATGCATTAACAAATGATGGCGGATGATCAATAACTACTGACATTATGCACCTACCCCTGCGTTAGCAATCCAGCGATATCCAGTTGATACACCCTTTGCTTTACCCATGCTCTTGCCTGCTTTCATATCTTTTTTATAAATAATAGGATTTTCAAGATACTGTGCAACACCGCTTACTCTCAAAAATGCTTGAGAAAAATATCTATTAAAGAACATGTCAAACACTTTTTCAAAACCACCCTGCACTTCTATTCCTCCAGGGTTCTCAACTCTTACTTCGTTTTTAGTAAATACCATTTCTCCGTTTTCTTCAAATGCTAAAGCCTGTGCAACTTTTGGTCTAATGGTAACAGGAATTCCTTCTTCCATAATCCTAGCCTTATCGTAGAACGGAGTTCTTGATCCATCTTTGATTGATACTGATTGACTAAATGATGATCTAAATGATAGCCCAAGGTTGCTTGTTGTGTAAGATATATCATACAGTCTTGCATTTTGACTTCCAGCCTGATTCCATTCGTATATATGGTGTAGCATGTCTGGGTTAACTCTTGCATTAGAATCGATAAACTGCTTCATCAACTCCACCGTTTCCATTCCAAGTGTTTTTAAAAATACTGTCTTTCCTTTTTGTACTCCTTCTAAAAACCCAACAGAGTAGTCAACTATATTGTTCATTTCTTTCTTAAACTTATTAGAATTAAATACTGCTCTCATACGTCACCTGTTTGATTTTCTGATCTTCTGATTATGACATTGTACGACTCAACTACTCCGAAAGGGCCCACAAAAGGCTCGTAGGTGGCTATTTCAAACAATGTGCCCTTGCCAGACCTTGGCCCAGAAGTTTCCATGTAAACAAGGTTTCCTTCTTGATCTCTGATGTCTGTTATTAATATATTTGTTAAAGAATTTTTGTTATCACGAGAAGATATTCTTAGGTCTGACTTTGTTCTACCAACAAGAATTGAATTCTGCGTTATGTTTACATTTGGCTTTACTTCTTCTTTAAAGGCAGAACCTCCTGCTGAAAAACTGCAAGCAAACGTTCTATCCAGAATCCACTGCTTTTTAATTGCACCAAAATCGCCTTGCTCTACGATTGGATGATATACAGATGCCTGCATTGGGAACATAAAGTCTGGGGTTTCGCAAACTGTCATTACAGCACCCCAATTTTTGTAATAGACTTAGCATACTTTGAAAGTATCTTGTCTACAATTATATTTCCTGTTCCTTCGAAAAGACCCTTATCAAACTGAATCCTGTATTGATCTGTGTTGTAAGAAGAAATAAATCTCTTGTAATAGTCTAACTTTCCACACTCAATGTCATGAACAAGCATTTCTGTTGCCCTTATAATATCTGATGGAACAGTTGTATATCCATGCTCTACCGCTATAAGATAGTCCCAGCCTCTTCCAAAACCTCTATAAACAAACTGAGGATCAAGTGAATCTGATGATGCTGCTGGAAGAACTAGCGGTGCAGACTCTGCACGATTAATATTGTCTACAGACTTTTCAACAATTGCTGTCTTGTCTGATGTTACCTCATACTGTCTGTCTTCAACCAGTACATTATTTTCGTGAACTGATAAAATCTTTTTTACATCATCCCAGATTGGCAAAAAGTCTGAGCCACTTCCTTCAAAATGTAAAACCTTTTTCTTGTAATAAAATCCTTCTGGAATAACAGAGTCTATGACCGCTCTTGCAATTTCTTCATTTACTGCATACGCTGCAATGTCTGATGCTGTTGTTGCTTTAGTTGCTGGATCTACATACGGTCTAACTATTTCGTATGTTTCATCTTGCAAAAAAACTTCGTTTATTGTTCCAGGACTTTTAACAATCTCAACTCTATAAGAAGAGTCATACTTCCCTGGTAAAGATATGTCAAGAATGTTTCCTGCTGATTTATTTAAAAATGTTAATGATGATACTGAAAGATCCGCCATATCCGTTATGGTAACAGTTATAGGTGATGATGTTATTCCCGCAGGAACTACAAAATCAACAGATATATCTGCATATGGCGAAACTCTCAATATCTCCATAATTATCCGAAAGCCTTCTTGACTTCTTCTGGTGTTGCAATACGCACATGTGATCGTGTAATCCACTTATCTGCTTGTGCTTTTGTAACAATGTTATAGCCCTTAGAAATTGCGCCAACTTCTTCCCAACGAACGCTCTTTGTTGAGTGAATGGCTACTTTTTCTGAAAGGTCTACATCTGACTTAATGGTCTTTCTTGGGCCGTCTGCTGCCATTGATCCAATAGCGCCTGTTTCTGTAAAGCCTAGTGACTGAACTGGCTCTTCTGCTGCTGGTGCTTCAACTACTGCTTCAGCAACTGGTGCTTCTACAACTGCTTCAACTACTGGCTCTGCTACTGGTTCAACTACTGGCTCTGCTGGTGTCTCTACCACTGGGGCTTCAACATGTGCATGCTCTTCTTCATTATGTGATGAAAACGGCTGATTGTAATTATTATTTTCCATTGTATCCTCCTTGTTTGTATTATATCATTAAAGTATTAAGGGGGACAGGAGAGTGAACTCCCGCCCCCCATTAAAGGTACTGTTACAGATTACTCATCTGCTGCAGCGTCAGCGAATGCAATTGCATCCTCTTCTTCCCATTGAATACCAAAGCGGACGAATACTGTGTACTCAATTGTGTCCTTCTTTGCTACGTACTCACGGTTTACAGTGATATCTCTCTGGAATCCCCATACACGGTTTGCAGGGAATGTCAAGTCGATATAGCCTGCTGGGTAGTAAGGAACTTCCTGAACTTCGATTCCGAGAACACGAGTTGTACGTGCTCCACCGAATGTCTGTCCGATACCATCAAGGTATGATTGGCGATTTGCCG